GTCTGGGGAGCCATATTAGAAAGGGGATTAAGAACATGGCTCCCCAGAACGCTAGTTGTTAGAGAAGTGAGTTGGCGATTTCTTCAAGTTCCGCCCATGTGTGTTCCTTGATAACGGAACGTTCGAACGGCTTGACTTCGGCAACACCCTTTTCTGCCATGTCTGAATCGATTCCCCAGTCTTCCATGAGGTCGCGAGACTTAACTGCGTTGAGGTGATACACAGTTTGCTGCATCTTTCCAGTGCGGCTGATAGCCCAGTAGTTCTTGGTCAAAGGACCTTGTGGTGAGAACTCTGCTGCATACAATGTCTTGTACAAGCGTGGGCTTGCGATAAGCATCTGACGTACAACACCTGCTGGAGTAACCACTGCAATAGTGAATGCTCGCTTGTCCTCAGGCTTGCTGCCTAGCTTTACGCATAGTGGGTCGTTAGCCCCAAGTGATACATACGAGCGCTTGCCCACAGTTTTCTGCTGTAGAAAGTGTTGCTTGTAGATAGCAAAGGGACCATTCTGGTCAATGAACTTAACAATTGTGAACTCACCATCAACAAACTTAAATTCTGTTGGGTAGTCACCTGCGGATACGGTGAGCTTTTCGGCTGCATCCCATCCTGATAGTACTGCGTTACTGCTTGATTGAGTCGGACGCTCATCAATTTGTGAGTCCACTGAGAACTCGTCTACTTTTGGAAGAAAATCTTCCGTGCGATTGATTGACATATCATTCCTTTGTTTCGTTTGTTTTAGCATCTTCGACTTGGATACGTTTCCAAGTATCAGCAATAGCATTTGTTAATTGCTGATTTGGCCAGTCTATACGTTTCACGTGCAAAACTCCAGACTTACCAAACAGTTCAACAACTGCTTCTATCTGGGCCCGAGAGTACAGTCTCCGACCTTTATGGTCATCCCCGTTACGGTTCTTCTTTGTGGGAAGTCGGTAAGGTGATGGCGGTAGGTATCCCTCTTTAATCCATGTACGGACTGTTATTACAGGTCTTCCTAACGCTTGTGCGAGAGCGCCAATGGTGTAGAACTCTATGTCCTTACCATTAGGTAGAGTCTTTTTATAGGATTTTGTATCCCATGTATCTGGAACATCTACCTCGGGTTTTTTTGATTCCCGACGCTTTCGTTTACTGTTTGGATAATAGGTATCCAAATCAGAAAACATCTTATCTATCTCGTCTGACATTTAAGCCTATTACTTTCCTACGATAAATGCATAAGTAACTTTAGATGGAAACATTGTGTCAATGTCATCCTCTGTTAAATACCCCTCATAGAAAGCAGCCATGATTGCTGCTTCATCAATTTGTGGAACCATCTTAATACACTTATCGCGGATACCTTTTTTAGTAAGGATATCTTCTGCTACATCCATGTCTAGGTTCTTTGCAACACGACGTTGCTTCATAATAGTTACATCTTGTTCCTCTGACATCTCTGCGGGAACTGTAAGAACGATGTGACCGCGTTCATCGGCAGCGCCAAACTCATCAATAGACTGAGTTAGTCGTCCTTTAATTTCTGTTTGTCTTTTACTTAAAAAGTCTACTTCATCTTTAAGTTTTTGATACTGATTAATAAACGAGCGGATAGCTGTTGTATCCATGAAAATCCCCTATCTGTTGAACTTGGTTATAACCTAATACCAAGCCCTAGGGTCTGTCAACTTATTATTTGGCGTTGTTCGCCTTGATGCCTCGGTAGCCAGTTTTCTTCTTGTTCATGCTACCAGGCTTCTTATAACCAGCGCCGTTAGGGGCTGCGGCTTGACGCTGGGCCAAAGCCTTAGCAATCTTATCGTGGTGCTTGCTCATGTTACTTGTTAAGATAATCTTCTAGCGCCTTGATAATGACGCTGGTAACCGTAATCTTTTCTGCCTTAGCCTTCTTCTGGACAGCAGTCCAAAGGCTATCAGAGACGCGGATAGTACGCGTTGGTGTCTTAGGTGCATTAGGCATCCTACAAGTATACCTGCCCAACGATAATCGTTGGGTGTAAAGCTCCCACCCATGGATTCGAACCACGATAGACGCCTCCAGAGGGCGCCGTCCTGCCGTTAGACGAGGTGGGAATGGAGCGGTTGACGAGGCTCGAACTCGCGACCTGCACCTTGGCAAGGTGCCGCTCTACCAACTGAGCTACAACCGCATTGCTGCCCCGCCTGGGCTCGAACCAGGGACACTCGCATTAACAGTGCGATGCTCTGCCAACTGAGCTACGGGGCATTAAACATTTGCTGCAAGTAAAAACTGTCTCAAGCTACCAACACTTAATGGTACTCCACCATCTTCTGTCATGCCAGTGCCGTCAATGATAGCGCTAGCAACAGAGTTTTTCTGTTGCAGCGCCTCGTGTTGACGCTCTTCAATTGAGCCAGCGATAAGAATATCTTGGATTACGATTGTGGGCCACGTGGAGGACGCTCTTTGAATACGACCATTCCTTTGCGTAGCGTTTCCTGAACTCCAAGGTAAATCATAGTTGATAAGCAGGTTAGCAGCAGGGAGGTCCACACCGTAGCCCCCAGCATCAGAGCTAACAAGAACACGAATAGCGGGGTCAGTGTTGAAGGCAACTTTATTGTCCTCTTTAGTTTTAGCATCTAGTTTTCCCGAGTACTTTCTACACATGTCAACGCCCAGTGCGTCAACAATTTTATCTAACATATCAACGTAGGTAGCAAATATAACTACCTTGTTGTCTTCGCTTTGTTCTAGGTGGTCTTTTACATATTGAACTAGGTAATCTAATTTAAGTGAGCTTGTGACTCCATCTAAACGCCCAGTATCTACGAGCTCTGCAATATAAGCTGAGCCTTCTCCACTCATCTGCTTAAACTTCTTAGCGCTTGAGGTTAAAAGTTCTGGGTGGGAGCAGAGCATTTTTAATGCGCCTATCTTAGACATAATCTTTCCACGCATCTCGTCTTCTGGACCGCCTCTACGAGACTCAACACCATAATGAGCTAGGAGATTAAAGTTGTGTCCAAATAAATCCTGAGCTTCATCTAAGTCGCTAATTAAATCAGCGGTTATTTGACTGTATAACTTAGAAGCCTTGCGGTCAAAGACAATCTTTATAGGGTCTTTGTGGATAGTGTCTGGAAGATAAGGGGCAACGTCTGGGTCTTTCTGCGCTTTACGTACAGAAGCTTCTTTCATCTTCTCGTGCAAAGTCTTTAAGTTGCGGTAGTACTGTGGAGCACCCCAAGAATTTCTTACAATAAAAGCGGCATCAAAGATGTCAAACCTACCAAGTACGTTGGCGTCAACGAACTGCATAATGCTGTACAACTCTTCAGGCTTACCGTTTTCAATTGGAGTACCAGTGAGTGCAAATCTAAATGGCGCATTTACTAACTTCTTTACTGCTCGGGAGCGTTTGGATTTAAAGGACTTGATGGCTGTGGCTTCGTCAAGGACGACAAATCCTCGTGGTAATTCCTTGATGGTATCCCAGTCGTTAACAACTTGCTCATAGTTAAGGACAATGTAATCAACCCCTGTATTCCGCCAGTCCATTGCTTCGGCGTATTGTTCTGCACGTTTCTTCGGCGTTCCATCAATGACCAGAGCTTTAGAAGTTCCATTGGTAAATTTCTCAATCTGATTAGCCCATTGGTATTTGAGGCTAGACAGACAAATTATAAGCCCTGGTTCAGTAATTCGGTTAGCATCCATCAAACGTTCTATAGCCGCAATAGTCAAAACAGTCTTACCCAAACCAAGGTCATAAGCAACCAGCATCTTCTGACGCTCGCACATGCGGTCGACAGCCTCAGGCTGGTAAGGGAGAAGAGTGCCAGTAAATGTCACAGAGGAATCTCGTTAACTCTATCTTTAGACCAGTGGATATAAGACCTAATATAGACAAGGGCATAGGCAAGAGCTGAAAAGATAAAGCCGTACTGGTCAGTAGTTAATGCGTAAACAATCCACAAAACTTCGTTAAAGAGAAGGACTAGCCATCCCCATATAGTTTTACGGCCAACAAAATAAATTCCCCCGACACCTATAACAGCAAGGACCCAAGACCCATACTCCATAATCATATGTATGCTCGCATTCTTGTACTAATTAAAACCTTAAGGTCTTCCAGCGTACCATTGTTGACAAATATCTGGTCAACCTTCTCCCCATCCATAGCGGTCTCGGATGCGTGAGTGTTTACTGGGTCAACGCCTGAACGCTTTATACGCCAAATCTGTGAGTTGTCGTAGCCTCTAATGGCCTTAGCTTCATTTGGATATCTAACGTCGGTGATAACGTAATTAGATTCACCGAACAACTGAAGACCACTTAAAGCTTGGTTTACCCAAAACATATCACCAAAAGTTTTGCGAGCGCCAACACCTAAAGTCTGCAACAAGTTACGTACTTCAGGGAACGCAGTCTTTGCTACATCCCAGCCGTATCCATCAACAACACCTTGCACTCTATAGCCACCGTCTTTAACAGTGGGGTTCATTTCATAAAGAAGTTTGCGTATAGGGTCAGCAAAAGCCACTCGTTGATACCCGTAGTTTTCTACAAGGATATTAGCAACTGAGTCTTTTCCAGATTGAGCATAGCCTGTCAGTCCAATAATCAACGTACTGCCTTCTTTCCGTGCACCATGTGACGAGCGTTGTCTAGGCCGTACTGTATCTCGGCTTTGCTCATTCCGCCAACATCTTTCATGTCTGTCTGCCCATAGTTAAAGAACCAGGCTTCCTTGCCATACTCTTGGCATAAAATTAAAAGGTTTACAGATGACTCACGCCCAGAGGTATCGTTATCCATAGCAAAGATAACCCTATCGGCCCCTCTGATTACGTTGAACTGTTGCATAGAGACGATAGAACCGTAGGTACTAACACCTCCCTTAATACCTACAGAAGCTAGTCGCACAACATCTAATGGAGACTCAACAACAATCATGTCTCCGCCTGTATACTGTTTAAAACCAAATAAGGAATTACTTTTCTGTACGCCAGTAGGTTGGTTTCTAAAGAACCTAGACTTGTGGCCCTTCTCCTGCCATCCTAAAAGCTTGTGGGTGTACGGGTCACGTATAACAGTAATCCAATTGCTGTGTCGGTTGTCCCATAGAACTTCATAGTCTGCTGCTGCAGACGCTGCTAAACCTCTAGCTTTTAATGCGTCCTCTGGTGGCGTACCAAACGCAGCTAGCATTGACTCAGTTATATAAGTTAGTTCTTCAAATACTTTTTTAGGCTTTACTGCTTTTTGTAATGCAGCACTAAGATTTGTTGTTCCATCTTCAAGCCACTCTTTAGATTTGTCGAAGTCCCATTTTTGAATATAAGAGACCAGGGACAACAACCCGCCTTTGAAGTGGCATGAAAAACAGATATGAGCACCTGTGTCTGAGTTAATCCACCACGACGGGTTACGGTCTTCGTGACCCGTACGCTCAACGTGTGCTGGGCAATAGCCTTGGATTTCGGAACCTCTAGTAGAGACAATTTCAATACCTAGCCTTTCGAGTGTGTCTTCCATTTCCTCTATGGTCATAGGTCACTTCCATCAATCTCACGGAACTGGCCATTATTCCAATCCCACATAAGTGATACTTCTGCGCGGCCAGAGTTACGACTGTCAAGAATCTTTAGTAAACGTGTGTCGTCTACCGCCTCATCTTCACGCTGTAAACCAAACAAAACGTCTGCGTCTTGGTGGAAAGATGATGAGTAACCAATAGAGTCAGCAGTTACTTGACCCTTGCTCATCTTCCATTTCAATGCCTGAGTTGATACAACAATAGGCACTTTAAACTTTTGGGCCATGCGCTTTAAAGAACGGGTGATGTTAGTGATAGCAAGGGGCTCGTTTGATTTACCAGTCTGCTCATCAATCATTAAATAAGTACCATCAATAAAGACAATGTCTGGATGCAGTACCTGAATCTTGCTGGCAATACCAGTTACGGTCATACCTGATGCAGCATCTACTAACCAAAACTTCTCACGCATCTTTGTAATGTTCTCAAGCTTCTGTTTGTACCTTGCTTCTTCTTCTGGTGTAAGCAATCCGTTGATAAGTCTGCTGTGGGAAATGCGGGCTCGCATAGAGTCATAACGAGTAATCTGTTCGCTGTTGCTCATCTCAAAAGATTGGAACATAACTTTCTTATCTTGCATGTGCACGTTCTGTGCAATCTGTAATGCAAGGGTTGACTTACCAGTCTTAGGTGGAGCCACAATAACAATTAGCTGACCGTCCTGTAGACCGCCAGTTGCTAGGTCCATAGTTGGGAACCCTGTTGGAACTCCAAGAAGCCCTGGGTTGTTCTTGCGGTACTCGTACTCATCCCAACGAGATAGAGGCTCGTTAGTTACATCTAGGTCGCTACTCTTACTTAGACCATCTTCTTCAAGACTAGATATACCGCTCTGTAATGTAAGAAGCGCTGTCTCATGGTCTTGAGCATCAATAAATTTAATAGCCCCATCAATCATCTTGATGGTGGCTGCAACACGGCGCTCTTTAACTACAACATCAATTAGATACTCTAAAGAGTCGTGTACATCTACTAACTTATAATTAGGAAAGTTTTGTCTGATTACATCAAGGCTTGGGACTTCAGCATAAGTGGTGAAGTGTTCGCGGGTTAGTTTCCATACCTGTTTATTATCTGGGTCAACAAACCAGGAGTCATGGACACCGCGTTCAAATAGAAGAGCTAGGTCGCGGTCAGCAAGTACTTTGCTTAGTAGTTTAGTTTCATTGTTCATAAGCCTTTAAAGTCTCGCCCCCAGTGCCCGTATCGTAGAAGTCTTGATTGTATATCAACAACACCTACAACTTCGGGTCTGAGAGGTAACTCAGATACCAGATGGTTGACCGTGTCGTATGCCGTGAAGTATCTAAACGGGTTAGTACCTGCCTTGTCAAGCTGGTCAACCAATGTAGATAAATCTTGTTCCGTTAAATCATATGAGACAAGCTCTAATGTAAAGCCTGTTCTATTTGTATACAGATACAACCAGCTAAGGATGGCTCTGTCAATCTTTTTATCTATCTTAACAGTTGGAATTATTTTAAGCTTCTTGCTTTTTTTAATTTCAAGTGTTAAGAAAATGTCGGTGGTAACCAGTAGCCTTTTTGGTAACTCGTTACTTATATCCCCATGCTTCATGGGGTTAGAATACCTCTATCTTTCCAAACTTAATAACAAATTCTCGAAAGTTGGTATTAGATTGGCGAGCCTTTTCTGCATCATCTTTAGATGCACGGCTAGAAATTTCTAAAGGATAGTTGCCGTTATTATTTTCAATGCGCGTCTTTACAAACTTGACATGCTTGCAAGTGGCACGACCTTTAAAGCCAGGGCATGTACAAAATAATTTCTCAGTTCCTTCTTGAACTGATACTTCGTAGATTCCTGGACCTGGGGTCTGAGTCTGGCTTAGGAAAACCTGCACCAGTCTGTACTCTTCATTCACAGCATTCCTCATTTACGTAGGTCTCCTCTTTGTGACACGACTGGTAGATAGGCAAACGCACCTCTTGCGAAACTCTCTGTTGCGTCTCCATAGAGGCCTGCCCAATCATTTAGTTCTACGTTTGTTGTAATGATAGTTGGTAATCCGTTGTTATATCTAGTGCGCAAAAGATGATGGAGCATGTTCTTTTGCCACCCAGAGAGACCCGCATGTTCCTTGCCAATATCGTCTAAAACTAATACACGAATATTGTAGGCATCCGCTAAAGACTCACCTAGAACACCATGATAGAGGGTGTCCTGGTCATCTGTCGGCTCATTCATCATAGAACCTTTGAGGTTTAGGAAATCATTAAAGGTCATAAAGTAGCAAGGCCTAATTAAAGACTCGCTAGCCTTTACGTCAAAAGCCTCAATTGGCAGGGTTAACATCATTTCTTGGATAGTCGACAAAGCTAAAGTAGTTTTTCCACGCCCTGGGTTGCCGTATAATAGAAGACCTTTTCCACATGATGGATTACCAGCGGCCCGTACTACTTTGCCATCAGCCACAGCCTGAACCCAAGCACGTATCTTTTTAATATCTTCCTGGTCTGATTGTTGGCAATCATCTAAAGTCCAACCTTGAAGTAGGTACGGAATACCAGCAGACTGTATCCAAGAACGACGTCTAACTTTTTGTTCTTCTAACTTATACATTAAAACCCTCCCATGATTTAGATGCGTCATCCTTAAGTGCTGCAACATCAACGTCAGTGTTATTACTTCTGCGAATGTCTGGAAGCATACCTGGTGCTCTCTTCGCAAACATACGCCACACCATATCTGGGTTGTCAAGTCTCTTGTCGTGCTTAATAGTTGATAGGAACCTATCAATTAAAGTTTTTTCTTCTTCGCCATTGGTACCGTGCTTTTCGCGGAGCAACTCAATAGCGCCATTTAATCCAGAACGGTTAGCTGTCCACTCAGCGATGTGCCAGATTTGTTTCATCTGGTCCGCAAAGTATGTAGAGACCTGGCTAGGTGTCCAGTCCTTAGTCTCACGGCTAGCAAGTTCAATAACTTTATCCGAGTGACGACTTTGACGAGCCTCTGTTTTTTCGCGGCGCTTTCGCTCGCGGTCCTTTGCCTTTAGTTCCGCCAAGTCATCAGGGTCAATTGGGTCCCCGCCTAACATTTGCTCTCCAATCTTTAGGTCCATAGTTTCAAAAGTTTCATTGTGGTCCGACTCCGTCGGACCCTCTTTTAATAAAGAATTTGTATATAGACTATTAGGATAATTAGCTATATTGCTATTCTGTGAAATGGAGTTGCCTTTTTTGGCATGCGGTCCACGTTCCTTTTTGGCACTCCGTCCGTCTGCCTTTTCGGCATACCGTGATAGGTACTCTAGTCCCTCTTCGGTGATTAGCAACTGACTCCAGTAGTGGCCGCCCTGACCCCTGCCCTTCTCTAGGGCCACGTAGCCCCTAGAACGGAGCTCAGTCAGTCCTGAGCGGATTACCTTAACACCCGTCTGGAAGGCCTCAGAAAGGCCCTCAGCGCCCCGTAGAGCCCCGAATGAGCGAATATGTAGGAGTATACCTAGGGCTTTAGGGCTTATCGGTTCCATCACCCTTAGCCTTCTCCAGTTCCTCAATAAATACTTTAGCAAAGATACGGGCTATGGCTTCGATTCCTTGATGGAGATTCTCCATATCCTCGACCTCGTCTTCTTCCTCGTCGTCTTCCCAGTCTTCTTCTTCGTCTTCGTACTCTTCTTCTTCCTCTTCCTGAACAACGGGAGCCTCCTTCTTTTCTATAACCTCTTCCTTGGGAAACTCTGGCTCTTTGATTGCCTTGATATCTGGAGCAGCGGAGATAGGCGCAAGTCCATCACTTAAATCAAAACAAGGGACGTCGTTCTCTTTACAGACTGCCAAGATGTGCTGGGAGTCCTGGTCTTCATCATCCCACAAGATAAATGCCGAGGTCTTAGAGCTCTTTAATTTTGATGCAGCTTCCTCGAACGGCTTTATAGTTACGTTCATACTTGCCGCGGGGATGCCTTCGTGTGTCGCGTCCTCTGGAGCAAAGATTAAAATATCTTTGTGTTTATCTTTTGCGTACTGGGCAGCAAAGACCTGACCCTGTGACGGCTTTGATTTATATGGGAGTACTAAGAACCCCTCATTACCATTTGCATAGTAATAATCTTCCATAAGGGCTTCAATGTTTGCCCGACTTGTTTCCCCGTTACCACCTACGATAACAAAGTACTTTTCCATAAGACCTCCTTGTTAGGAGACCCATACTACACAATTTCTTATTCTGGTCTAGTCGGGTTAACTATGGCTGGTTTGTATACAGCCACCCGTTCTACGATAGCCAGCAGTGCTGAGCCAAGAAACGCACTAGATACGGCATATAGTACGACTCCCTTAGTAGTTGAAATTTCAACTAACCAACATCCAATGCTTGAGAAACTAATTGAGGAAATAGCATTGATAACCCTATTACTAATAAAAATACTTAGAATAGAAACTAGCGGCTCTATGACTGCAAGCAGGAAAGCTGTAAAGCAACCGATGAGTATTAGGTCTAGCATAGGGCTATCCTACTACGTGTTTGGTTGAGCAAGGTACACGGCATAGGAAGCACCTAGGCCTACGTACTCGTCAAGGGCTCCTGCGTTCATACGGCTTTCAATAGCCACGCGGTTCTTGTAGTAGTGGCTACGCCCAGCATTAGGAGCAGCACCCTCCCAGAAGAGCTCAGCTGTAGAGCTAAAGCCTACGCTGCCGTCAAAGTATTCTAATACAAAGAAGCTATTTTCAAATAGAGCAGCGTCTGTATAAAGGATGTCTGATGCCGCTAGTGGGGTCCAGGCCAGCTGCACGTGTGCGTAAGCTGCGTTATCTGGAGCTACAGCTGTGACTGAAGCTCGCGTCCATCCAGTAGCGTTAACAGGGAATGCGCTTCCCGACGCTGTACTAATAACTGTTTTGCTTGAGTTGTACCAAACAATAGATGGGGTTACAGGGTTAGAAGTCTGCCCAGCTTTTACGTACACGCTAAACGAATAAGCGGTTTCAGGGTAGTAGATTCCCATAAGGTCAGCAGATGTTGTAGTTGACTTAATTAAAACTTGGGTAGTTCCTGAAGAGGTGACTCTAAATGCGTTTCCAGATTTGTAAACTTCACCAACTGTAACTGCTGTAGCAGGTACGTTTGTACCAGTTGCAGCATAAGTTAATTCATTATCACCAGCAGATAGTAAAGTCTTTACTCCGTCAAACGGTGCGCCCATATTTGTAATAACTACAGTGTCGCTAGATTTGTAGGTATGCACAACATCTGTAATAAGCGTAACAACATTACTAGTTAACTGCTTACTGGTTACTCTGTAAAAGTCAATGTTAGGCTCGGCGGAGCCGCTTACAACTGTAGCTGTAGAGTTAGTTACAGACCATGGAGTTGTAGGAGATTCAAACCTAGGGTTCTTAAGCTCATTAATTCTGTTAGCTTTTAGTGTCAGGTGAATATTTCTAGCGTCATCGTATGATGTAGGGGCATCTGACTTTTCAAACTGAGCCGCATCTATAAAATGGTACTCATTGAGGCTGCTTGCACCAGCGCTTGATATAACAACCTGTGGTACAGCGTAGTAAGACTCTTGAGCTTTCTGTACAGTTAATTGAAGACCTGAACCAGTGCCGCCCAAATTAGAGTTAGCAATAGTGAACACTGTTGTGGTATCCGCACCAGCTCCACCGTTAGGAATAGATACAGATAGGACCACGCCGCCACTAATGAACACGTTTGCTAGAGGTGTGATAGTAGGTTCTTTTCCAGATACGTACTGTAAAGGAACGTTGGTGTAGGAGCCGTTACCGTACCCAGTTCCACCACTTGTAATAGCATTTAGGAACAACTTAGTTGGCGCAATATCTGTTACCTCTGGACGAGCGCCTAGTGAGCCTACTGTGTTGCTTACTCCTGAACCAGTAGAGGTTTCAATAAGTACTCCAAATCGGTCGTACCACTTAACAGTGGCTTGCATAGAACGAGATGTTAAATTAGAGCCACTATAAAAACTAAACGTATACTCTTCACCGCTTGACACTGGAATGCCATCAGTAATTGGGTTATTGTCTCCGCAAGAAATATAAATTTCAGCTGTTTCATTTAATGCATTTTTTACAGCTAACAACCCCTTTCTTTTATTAGGGAATAGCGCTGGGGTTGTTGTCTCAACCCAAGGTTCAGGTTGAGGAAGGATGTAAGGAGACTCATCAATTGCGTAGTTGTAAGCGTTACGCAAGGACACATCAGGAGATGTTAAGGAGTAAGAGATAGATGTAGCGTCTACAGCTGTGATTGTTGCTGGCGTTACTGTTTTATTAAAAATAGGATACGGAACATTAAAGATAAAAATTTTCATCCCTACTTGATATCCGTGGGAACCAACATATAGACGGCCAGTGTTTCCAACAACAGCAACTTGTGTAATTTCTTTTCTAGCTACTTGAGATAAGGTAGCACTAGAGTTTGGTGATACCCAGTGACCAACGCCCTCTTCAAATGAGGAGTCATTGTAGTCAAGCATGATGTTGTGACTTAGCTGGATACCCTCAGTTGGTTTGTTTGCTACCGTAGCATCTTTGTTTTCAACAACGCCCCAACCAGTAAACCCACGAACATAGTTGCGGAGTCCGTCACGGCTTCCCTTTGATTTTTCTACAATAAGCGCATCTCTTAGTAGTACGCGTGAGCGCTCAAACCCAATCTCAGGTTCATAGCTGAGTCCAAATTGAGTTAGAAGAGGGGCTAGTAGTACGCCAGGAGTTTTTTCTGGGTTGTACTTCTCTCTTGATATCTGAGCTAGTGACTTTATATAGTCAAACTGAAATCCAAAAAGACCTAGAAAGTTTCTTAGGTCTGCGTTATCTGTTCCAGAGTTGGCCGTATACGGCTGGGTTAATTTCATTGCTTCTGGGATGTAATCATAAAGCTTTGTCTGCATGTTGTAGTTAAATACAGATAGACCAGATACTCGCCCAGCAGTTACCCATTGAAGCTGTGTTGTTTCTAATACAAACACAGAGTAGTAAAAGATTCTAGGCTCTGTAGCTGGAAGAACATCATCAAAAAACTGCGGGTCTAAGCCACGTGTGGTATCAAAAACAGTTAAGCCATCTGTAATATTTACAGGGTACCCATACTTGTTTCTTACAATCTTGAGTTTAGCCCATGCTCCAACAGGAGTAGTCCATGACAAAGTAATCTTTCCATAGGAAGTAGAAAGAGCTTGAAAGTCTTCGGCTACAAATGAAAGCGGAGAATCGGGACCATAATAGCTTAGAGGAAAATCTAAACTGCTATAGTAATCAAGACCATAACGTGCCATTAGAGAGTAATACCTCCAGAAGAATTAACAGTTAAGCTTGAGAGTGTTGGGAGTTCGCTTTTAGCACACTCAATATCATTAACTTCATACACAGTAATAGAACCTGTGGCTGCAGCTGTGCTAACGTTGGTAGAGAGAACCTCGTAAGAAATGGTGTTAGCACCCTTACCTGTAACACGAGCTACACCGTTAAATGTGCTGTCTACACCAGTGACAGAAATGAACTGACCAACAGTTACGTTGTGGTTTACAGAGGTTGTTAACGTCGCTGTTCCGCTAGTTAATACTTTGTTAGTTACGGTAAAGGTTTGGTCGTTAGCTGTTCTTACAAGCTTCTGCAGGTTAGCGCGGCTAACACCTTCAACCCCATCCATAGCTTTTAGTACGTCGGAATAGCTAATGTAATCATTAAACACCACGTTATTAAAATCAAACAGGTTTTGAACCGCTGACTTAACATCTTCTAGTACCTTATCCTGTCGATAGGTAGGTAGGACAATAACGCTTCCTGCCACAGTTACTGGAACGTAAGCAGGTGGTTGAAGGGTTACTGTAGTTCCAGCTGGAATCTTATCAACTAGGTACTCATCAATCTCAGTCTTTAAGTTGTTAAAGACCACAGATGTAGTAATGCCGTCGCTTTGTAGACCGCTATCTCCATAAGGAGCAAAGTAAACAGTAACGCTGCTATACACATCAGCAACAGCAATTGCTTTAGCAACACCAGATACCTGGATTACTAACGATGCGTAGTCACTTAAAGACACAGCTCTGTTCAAAGCTCTAATACTCTTAGGAGCGTTGATACGGATAGAATCTGTTGACTCTTCATCTGCACCGCCAGATGCGGCACCAGAGATTAATCCTGAGTCCTGGTTACTTACAGACAAGCCATTTGAAGCGTTAGTCTTAATGTATTTAATTGTGTTAGCAGAAATGTTTCCTATTGTACCCCCACCTACGCGGTAAGTAGCTTCAAGGCTTACGCCGTTAAGTGGGATTCTTCCACTGATGCTGTCACCAAACTGAACAAAAGTTGTGCCATCAGAGTTTGTATAAGTAGAAAACACAGGGTCATACCCGCTGTAATCAACCAGGTAAGGAACTTCTGTAAAAATAACACCGTTGACGTCAATCAAGATACTTCCTTTAATAACTGACAGCTCCCCAAGTTCAAACACTTGGTTAGCGCTGCCGTCAGATGTTCCAATAGTCTCCGCTTCAATAGTCTCACCTTGTGTAGCGGTAACTGTATTAGAGCCGTTGTTACCAGCGGCCTTAGCAGGAACAGTAATTGCGCTATCTGTTTCAAATAGAATCTGTGAGGTAACCCCGTTGTTAGTTACGTTAGCGGCAACCTTTGTGCGCTTTGGCACAGTGATAACCGCGTTTGAAGAGTTTTGGAAAGTAAGAAGTACCTCTGACGGAGTTGTTCTTGTTGGGGTATATCCAAGTAGACGAGCAATCTGAAGGACGGACTCTCGCTGACTAGCGGTCTCAATAAAGGACTCATTTGCTGTGCGGTCGATGTAGTAATGCAAACCGTCGCCAATATAAGAGAACAACTCCAATATGGTCATGCCAAAGTCCGCTGGGTCGCGGTTGGTCCACTGAGGAGCGTAGTAAGGGATTAGTTCAATTAGGTCTTCTCGAATAGACGAGTAGTCTCTAGACGTATAATCAACTTGGGGGATGTAGTTATCGTCAGCCATTATCTAGGCACCTCCAGTAGTGTCTCTCCTGCTCTGCTTAGGATAGCAGTCTTTATCGTTACACTCTCGCTTATCGTATCTCCTGCATATGTATAAAAGACATTAAAGTAATGTTGTTCGCTATCATCTTGATGATAAGTAACTCTAGTTAGACTTAATGGCTTTAACCACATACCAAAGGCGGTTGTTATAGCCTGATTAATTAAACTTTTAGCGTTGTCTTCTGGTTCAAAGACTGCGCTTTTAGCTCCGCTTCCAAAGTTTGGCCGCATAACTCTTTCACCGTAGGCAGTCATAATTGCAATAACAACTCGGTCCTGCCATATTTTTTTAGGGTCGCTTGTTACAGTAAGCGCCCCGTTTGAGTTAAACGAAAACGGCAGGCTTATAGCCGTTGATACATCACTCATAGCTCTACTCCCATCCATACTGGAAAGTTAGGGTCTCCAGCAATAAACATAACCCAGACCTTTTGTCCCACCGCTGGCACCAGCCTGTGTGGCGTGTGCTCAGGGAATTCTGTAGTTATTTCTAAATCGTCGTTCCATTTGTTTTCTTCATCAGCATCGGTTTCGTGAGCGTGGTCAAGACTTAGAGTGTTACCTGTGTGGTTATTAGTGTGCGCAAGGTTTATTGTTATCGAGTGTCCGTGAGAACCTCCACCAGTAACTCCAGGAACCCCATTTGAAGTTGTGCTAATAGTTTCAGAATGATTAGCGTGTGCTTGAAGAAGCGCAGCTACTTCAGCAGCCAGGTGCTTCTTATGGTCAGGGTGGTTAGAGTTAGAGGTTACAGGAAGGCATGGTCTTGCCCACTCTGTCATCTCCTGCCCCATAACTTGAGGAACCTGAAGTTTAATTTTGTTCTCACCCTCAGGGTCATCGTTCTCAGCACAGATACCTTCATAAAGTCCGTAGAACTTTGCGTCGTATTCTTTCATCGTGTTCTAGCCACCGCCTTAGCAACACGTGCGGCAGTAGCAGCCGTACGTTTAGGTTCTGTAGAAGCAGTCCGTTTTCCAATCGCTTTATTAGCGGTCTTCCAAACAGCTGTGCTGTTGTTAGCAGTGGTTAGTTTACTTCTATTTTTAATTTTTCCAAAACTATCTTTTGTTGTTGGCGTGTACTTAATGCCTGTACGAACAAGTTTAGTCTTTGCTTTAATCTTTGTATTTTTCTTATTAGGTATGATTACACGATTCCCACCCACAGGGTTTTGGATGTCTTCTCCATCTTCCCAACGGTTAGCTTGGCCTAACCCATCAGTCCCTAAACTAACAATCGTTGTGTAAACATAGCTCTTTAACTTTTCTTCTTTAATCTTATGTTCTGTGCTTAGAACAGTCCAAAATCCAGAATAGTTAGGTCCTAGTCCATTTAAGTAAACAGGCATGCCTGGTCTTAATGATGGGTTACCCATAAGCTCAGCTTCTGCTCTATATGGAAACGCATTTCTAAGTTCGGCAGCTTCCGCCTCATACTCCGCAATCTCAGCGTCTGGAGTCACAGCGTCAGTGTTGTATCTATCAAAGAACTCTTCTTGAGACTTTGCTCTAGTTCGTTTGTTTCGTTTTTGTTTAGTAGCGGCGTAAGCAGACTTACTATTTTTATCTACTCCACTAACTGCTACAGCAGCTTTCATATCCCCATCAAAACTTAAAGACTCACTGATGAGTGGTTTAAAGCTATAGATACTGCCAAGACCCATACCAACATGTAGTTGTGTAAAAGTAGGAGCTTCAGCCCTAAGCTCTTTGTAATCTTCTAGCAAAGGCTTTAGGTAAACTTCAGTGTTCTCGGTTCTTAAACCCCACCCAATCTGTTTAGATAACTTAACAAGCATTTGCCAGTCAGTTAACCCAGGGTGAGATATCTGCTCAAACACTCTAGGGTGCGGGTTAGTAATAGCTACTAGCCCGTGCTTACTAGCAATCTCGTCTACAACCATATCGGCTGTGTAACCTTTGTAGACTCCTTGAGACGCTTGCTTTAATGGGAATGAACCACCAATACAGGTTACAGTAATAAAATTTTTGCCAGCTGTTTGGTCGGTTTCTACATGGTGGATGTAACCGTAAAAGTCTCGGTTATCAACCATAGATGAAAAAGTAGCTTCTACTGGTGTGCCTGGTCGGATGTTGTCATAGTCGTAGCCCCAGTCTTTAAACGTAAACTCTGCAACTTCATGCTCATAAAATTTTTGTTTTAGGCTTGCTGAGTACACGTAGGTTGGGTCATCAGCGCCATTAGGAAAGGAAACACGTACTTGATTAGACATTAGGAATCCTCAAAATTGTGCCATTAGGGATATTCTCAAAGTCATCGACTTCAGGATTAAACTCAGCAATCAACCACCATAAGCTTGGTCGTCTGTAATACCTTTCAGCAAGAGAGTCCAGTCTTTCACCAACTATATACTTGTGGGTATCGTAAGTAACATAACCAAGTTCACTAAAATCATAAAACACTACTGGGTTTTTACTAGCACCAGCTTCCACAGCGTAGAAATCAACTAGGGAAAACTCATATCTAGAGCCTGCTTTTATCATCAGTATCTCCTATACAATCATTGAGCCAGCAAAGCAGTCAAATGAGATGCTTACTATTGTTCTTATAGGGACCATATTTTCGGCAAAAGATGTGTGGTTAATAGACAACGAGCTTGCCCATCCAACGTATGACAGGCTGTTCATTGAACTGTGGCTACTAACGTCTCCGCCTAATTCAAAAGCTAAAAGCGTAGGTTGCAAGTATCCCAAGTCTGCTGTTTTTTTACCTAACAGATTTGTCCAACCGTCTGATGCTTGGTTTCCAAACTTTCCATCACCATTAATAGCTTTGAATAAATACTCAAGGTCAGCCATTGTTCCAAGTTCAGCAACTTTTTTAATTTGTGCGGCATAGTCTTCAGACTTTGCTAAAAGATGTTTTCCACTATCGTAAAAACGATAGAACTGGTTGTAGTCACCGTCATTGAGAAATCCAGCCCACTGATGATAGTGTCTAAGGCATGCGAAATCATTAGTTCTATCTAATGTGATATTAAAGCTAACGCTCTCTTGTCCTGGAAACGCACCAGATACTGAAGTGTACACGTCGCTAGCTGACGGAGTAATCTCCATGTTTCTATTAACGCTAACCGATACAGACTCAGGATTCCACAAAAATTGGAAACCGTATTTATAAGAGTCATCTCCAACAATAGTTTGTCCTTGAGGCTTGTAAGTTTTCTTTCCAGTCTCTGTTTTACGTTCGTCACCGACTCTTGAAACTTCACCCGTTTTTCTATCAATAGATGTTGTAGAAGCAGCGTTGTCGTAATACCAAATACGGCCTCGTCGGCTACCGTGATACGCGTATGGTTGTCCGCTTACGTCTCCTGGAATAACATCTATCGGCCTTGTTGGAAGGCTCCAGTTATGTGGAGGCAGGTTAAAGCTGTAACCCTGAGGCGTAGGAATTTTTGGAGTCTTTTGGGCAGTTGAAGCTTTACTTCCTTTGTTCCCACCCTTGCCACCAGAGCCGCTAGAGCCAGTACCAGTTTTGTTTTTGTTAGCTAGCATTTTAGCTAAGGCTAAAGCACCAATAGCTGCGACGCCAGTGCCAACTGGGCCCGCACTACCACGAGCAGCTGTAGCTATACCAGCTCTTGTAAAACCATAAATCTTTGAAGCTAAGCTTGGAGCAGCAATAGCTGTAGCGCCCTTGGCTGTGGTACCCGCTTTACTCTTAGTTGTTTTAACAACAGAGGTCTTTACACCTGGGTTCTTGCTCAACTTTATAACAGTAGATTTGTTACTTTTTATTCCTGTCTTAGTAACGTTGACTGCAACTTTAGCTACGCTCACTGCACGTGAACGAGCAAGAACAGCTGCGCCAACACGCACTGCACCTAGTGCTAACGGGACCGCTAATGGAAACGGCATTACTGTCCTCCTAGTTGCTTGCTAAAGTTTTGGCTAGACAAAAGTTGTTTAAGTGCTTCTGCGGTTGCCTGTGGGTTACCGCCACCGTCAATTTTAATAGTAACCCCACCCATGTTATATGTGTTAGCAGAAGACGCTGGTTGAGCAAAAGATTGAGCTTTTGTTGCAGAAGCAAAGCTTTTTAAAGTTTGTTTATTAATATAATCCTCAAGAGATGCGCCACTAGCACCGTCTTTACTAGAGCCAGGCGTCATACCAGACCAACCAGCATTAGTTGTTGGGGTAGTCTTACCGTCAAAATTATATGGGCTTCCACCAGTTTTACCTGTAACCCAGGCAGAGCTGTTGATAGCAGCAAGAATATCTTCTTTACTCTTGCCTTGTTTTAACGCCTCAATAATATCTGTGTACCCGCGCTTGTCTGCACTCTTACCAGTAAGCGTATCGATAGTAGCGTTAAGTCCATCTTCCCAGCTCTTATAGACCTTTACGCCTACATGGTTCATAGACTCTGAACCGTACTTGCCACCTAAAGTTGTATTAAGTGGGTTGTACTTAGCGGAGTTTTTAAAGTGTCCGCCTTCGTGGTTTTGCCATATCTTTAAAGCATCAATTGAGTCTTGGCTTTGAGGTGCGCCAATCTTCTTTAGAAAAGCTTTAGCAAAGTCTTCATTTGATGACTTCTCATTTAATCCTGTGTTCTTACCAAACACCCAACCACCGTCACCACGGAATGGGTAGTTCTTTAAATCGTGGTTAGGAACAATGTAACCATCTTCTTTAGGTACAAAGAGTTCTGGCCCGCGTTCACCAACAATGTAAGGGCTCTTCTTATCTACATCTCCACCCTCAGCTTTAAATATTCCTGTGAGAGCTCTTGATACTGGGTTACCAATTAGGAAACCAGTAAGAGCGCTCATAGCATTATTACCGCCGCTACCTAGTGTTTCAAAGAAACCTTTAGTTGCGCCAAGAGCAGATATAAGACCAGTAAACTTATCCATCTCAGTAAAGAAACCACTTACATAAGACATGAGTTGGTCTGCTCTACCCTTAGCGTCAGCAATAGCTGGGGCTGTTTGTGATATAAATTCTGCGGATGCTGCGCTTCTTTGTCCTTGCATGTTTGCAGCAAAAGTAGAAAGACCAGCGTCTTCAGATAATCTTTTAATTCTGTCTCCGCCCATGCCAGCAAGCTGTGCTCCGCCTGAAGAGGCTTTAAGTATAAGACCGTCTTCAATCATTTTTCTTAGGTACGGGTCATTACCAAAAAGATTATCAAGCATGGTGGCAAGTGCATTACCAGGCAATAAAGAAAGTTTAATATCATTAAGGGTGGAGCCAGAGCCGCCAGTACGTCTTTTTTGACTTTCAAGCTTGTTCCACAAGTCATCAATAATAGCTCTTGGGTCACGTGGTATTCCGTTTTCATCACGAACTCTAATACCAACAGCTCTTAACATGTTAATGTTTCTACCGCGGTTCAAACCAACTACTGCTTGTCCAGCACCTTCAGCACCCATTCCAGGCGTCATATTAGATAGAACACCAGCACCAGTCATTAGCTGTTCCATATTTTTATTATTTGCGCCGTAGACACCACCTGCCTGCATAGTTGCAGCCATTCTATAAATGTCCATTGGGTCTTTTAATAGACTCTGTTTTGCTATCCTATTTAATGTGTCTCGTGTTTGGTCATAAGCACCGTTCTTGCCGCTCATGTCAGAGAGGCCACTCATAACTCCTGAGTAACCAGCTTGAACGCGACCGCCGCCACCTAAAGAGATAGCAGCGCGTGATGTATATAGCTGTGCTTTAAATGCATCGTCTGTTCCTGGCATAGCCATTGCAGCGGCAGTAACACCAGCTGCAGCTATTTGCGCAGGTGATGGTTGTCTAAAGACGTTTGTATTTCCTCCACCTTGAGGGGCGCCTGCAGCAGCAGGACCTGTACCACCTGGACCAGCAGGACCAGCAGGACCAGCGGGGCCGCCTGGGCCGCCCGCTTGTGGAGTAGAAAAAGTGGGACCAGCCATAACAGTATTGGCGCCACCTGGGCCACCAATACCGCTAAAGGCGTTTTTAAATTTTGCACCCATGCGGGTGATTTTTTGTTCGGCTGCATTAAGTGAGCTGTTAATTCTGTACTCAATGGTGCTAGCCATTTGTAAAAGGGTAGAGTGAGCCCCACGGCTTGATTGTTCAAACCGTTGCATGTTGTTCGCAGCATTTCCACTACTGGAGTTGCTAGGCATATTTAACATTATCTAGTCCTTCTAGAACGTTCTAACCAATTAAGACGCTCTCTGGGTGAGAGGCTTCTTATATCTGATAGTGACCAACCAGCGAAAGTTCTTGTAAGAATCTCGTACTGGTCTAACAGGCTTTCGTAATCTGTTTCGCTAAATGCGAAACAAGTCGAGCAAGGACAGCGGAAGAGCCATTAACTCACCACATGCCTTACAAGCCCTGGTCACCTCCCCAAGGCGTGGACCTGGGTTACGCTTGATGATTTCATCAACAAGCTTGGTTCTATCTGCCATACCCAAAGATAAAGCAGTCATAGC